TCAAGCTTTAGACCCAAAGGTGCAAAATGCACCTCATAAGGATACTATAAAAATATAGCCCAATTAGATTACATTTTTTAAAAGGCAGATTATGTATATATATACAATACAGTGCGCAACAGACTGACCCCCCCCACCCCTGTTTGCAAAAAAAATGCTTTTCCGGGTCGCATTGCAAGCTTGCCGGCACGATCGCAGCACAATCACGTAAAAAGTTTTCTTTTACCAAGCCAAGATATATTCCCCGGTAATTCCTGTTAGCACTTCGCCTAGAAAGACTGCCGGTAAGCTTGCCATTGTATCAGTTAAAAAAAGTTAAAAAAAACTATTGACAGCATATATTCAAACAGTTTTAACGGGTATCAGTTAAGCGCATGAGGTGCTTAATTTAAACCTAAAAAAAAAGTATATAAAAATGAATAAAATAGAAAATGTAATCGACTTTGCTTTTACCTATAAAGGCGTAAATATTCCCGTCATTTGGCAATTTGCTAGAGGCGTAAACAAGGGCTTTGAGGCTTTCGTAAAAGGCTTTGATGAATCCGACATGGCTAGCGGCGGCCTTTCGCTTTTACTCGACGTAAACGGCCGCACAACGCGAAGCTTTGTTGGGATCGATAAGGAAGGCGTTTTATTTTCCGATGTAATGAAGCCCGCGCATTACGGCGAATCGGTTTCCTTTCGTTATAACGGGTAATATTGGAAACCCTTAAAACCCTTGCGGCCGCCTTTGCCTAGTGCATCGCGCGGCCTTTGGGGTGCCTAACGACGGGCAATCTATTAACACTAAAGAAAGTATATAAATGAAAAAAATTGAAATCACACTCCCACTGGGAAACGCAAACGAGCTTAAAGCAGCGCAAGATAAAATTAAAGCATTGCAGAAAATCGGTTTTAAAGTTGATCGCAACATTGGCGGCATGGCTGTAATTCTCACCAAATAATAACTAATAAATAGAAAGTAATACAATGAAATATATACCATCGCCGCAAGACATACGTAGATCGGGCATACTGGGAGCCTACTTTTTCTCAGATGAGACCCTTCGATTTTGGGGGCAAAGCATGCGCTCTTTCAAGACTGAATGGCACGACAAAAACAAAGACATTGTGCGCTTATTTGCCCCTAGCTATGATAATGAAGGGCGGAAAATGCACACAACTGAAAGACTAATTGACGTTTCTAACTGGAGACAATGGAAGGAAGTAAGTATCCAGTCCAAGCAAAAACTGCCTGTTAATCACTAAGCAAAGCGACCTTGCGCCCTGCGTTCCCTTTACGGGGCGCGGGGTTTCAGGGTAGGTAATAACGCCTAAATAATAACCAATAAAAACATATAAAATGAATCACTACATAACAGAACAAGGCAACCCGTATTATATTGACGGGGTTTTCGCTTTCGTAACCATAGGCGCGGCAAGGCTAACCTACTGGGAAAGCAAGGAAGAATTAGAGGATTGGGTAGATTCTCAATATTAAATAATAACCAATAAAAATAGAAAGTAATACAATGAAAAACAAAGCAATATCTACAATCCCTTTTCAAGGGTTTTACAATAGCCTATATTCGTATGCCATAGAGGGGGAAATAGAAAGCTCTCTCGACTGGTATACTGAAGACTACGGGCTAACGGAAGCGCAACGGGATACCCTTGCAAACGGATACCTAGAAAGGAATGTCAGCGAGTTCTACTATAATGTCTCTAAAGATTACGCGGAAGCGTTTATCTACGAAATAGAGAGAGAGACGGGGCTATCTTTAGATGCCAATTTTGAAAGCATGGAAAGCCCTAGGGAATATAATTTTCAGACTGATAGAATATTCATTGAATTACCAGAAGCTAGCGCGGTTGCCTTCGTAGATTACATATTGGCAAATCATAAAGAGCAGCTAGAGAAGTTAATAGCGCAACGCTTTACAAGTTGTGACGGCTTCTGGTCTAATTATAAGAATACGTTAGAAGCTTGGGGCGATCCTAGCGAATGGGATTATAACCAACTAGGTACTTGCTTTGAAATATTTGAGTATTTAGAGAATGAAATATATGACGGGCACTCAATATATGAGAGCATACACAACGGCCTTATAGATACCCTAAATGACGAGGCAGATAAAATGCTCGACGAGTGCCTAGAGAAAAGGGAAAATAGAGAAGCTAACGAGCGAGCGCAGTTGAAACTAGCGTTTGCATAAACATAAACAAAAATAAAAAGTAATAAAATGAAAAAGACAAAGCGCATCGCAACCGAGCACAAGCTCGTAAACAGTGAGAAGCAATTCGAGGCGGCAGCAATACTATTTTCTTGCATCCTAGGTGCCGGAATAATTATACTGCTAGCCATTGCAATGGGATAAACCTAATAACTAATAACTAATATGAATAACAAGATATTACACGAGAATACTACAGAGCATAGCTCAATCGCTGAAGTTCTAGAGGAAGTCTATTGTCAATCTACTCAGGCAATGAGCGACAAAGACAAATTGGTAAGATTAAAAGAACTAGGCTGCGACGATGAAATATTCATTGCCACTAATATAAACACGGGAGAAACTTCCGTCATTGTAAAGCACTTCTAAATAACTAATAATATGGAAGATGAAATAAAATTTACTAAGCGCGACTGGATCGAGTGCATTCTCGCTACAGTCATATGCGTTGGCCTTTCTGTCTTTGGCATATGCACGGGACTCTCTGGGATGGGAAGTTAATTAATACCGTCAGTCCTTGCACAAGGAATTAACACTCAGAAGTCCTACAAAGGCTTACAATATCAATCTAAGGGTAACACCCTTGCAAACAATCAAAACGCCTTCTAGGGGCATTAGAAGCCCTTAGAGGGCGTATTACGTCAATACATGATAGAACATAGTTTATCGGCAGAATCTAGGGCTAGCGCAGTCAAATGCATGGAAAGCTTCAAGGATAAAATAGAGATGCTTATGAAGGCCGGGGACATCCTCGACCATTGCACAAGCGGTAGATCGACCAGCGAGGAGACCGCTAAAGCAAGGGCGCGGTCGCTAAAGATATGGCAGGAAACAGGTTGCAACATATCGCAAGCCGCAGAGCAAGGCGGTGCAGATAAGGGAAGCTTTCGCAGGTGGTTAATTAAAGAGGGCTACCATACCGCAAAGACTAAGTGAGTTGCTACAAGATTGCCTATACCAGGCGAGACATGCCCCGGATTTGCGAGGCTATAAAGCACGCCCATACAGAAGGGGAAGCACTAGGGCATTTGGCTACGGGTAACAGTAAGAAAGGCTACAAGCTCAAACGTAGCGGCGTAGCCATTGAACTGGTAAACATCAAAGAAATTAAGGGGGGTTGACACGTAGTGTATAATGCCAAATTTCACAGTTTATCGGAGCAAGCGGCCTCACAGGTTAGCCCAAGTCTGAGTAAGTGGTTGCATAGTTTGACCGAAACCCGGCTATGCATGAAAGGTTTGCAGCAATGCAGGAACAGCCACGGCTAGCGTAATACAGGACTTACCACGCGCGACGATCCGGGGCACTATTAAAGGCGGGAACACTCATAATTTGAGGCTCTAGCAAGGCATAGGTTTGACCAGTAATGGGGAACCTATGTTTAACGAGAAGCAACTCTAATTTGAACGAGGCTAAAAAGGCATTGACCTTACAACTAATTCACATGATAAAACTATCACATGAATAAGAAAACTGATAAGAAAACTGCTCTACTAGATGTAGAAATAATCCTGTATAGACATGCCGCCAAAGCAGAGACCGAAGGAACAAACCTTCTCACATTAAAGTCAATGTGTAGGCAAGCCATTGATCAATGTGTCATGGGATGCAAGGCATCGGAGTTTTACCTCATAGTATCAGGTCGCAATAACTTTCGCAAGACACTCTACCCCAACTATAAAGGTAACAGGGGAGAAAAGCCGCCATTATATACCCCATTGAGCAAGGCTATAAAAAAGATGTATGCGGAGCGGTGGTATCAGCATGACCAGTTAGAAGCTGATGATTTACTAGGCATAATATCTACCAATGGAAAGGTAGACAATCCAATTATATGTAGCATAGACAAAGATATGCTTTCTGTTCCTGGGTGGCACTACAACTGGGACAAAGATGACTGGCCTACCTATGTTAGCCAAGAGGAGGCAGACCACAACTGGCTAGTGCAACTGCTTATGGGCGATAGCACCGACTGCATCGAAGGCATGAAGGGCATCGGCAAGGTAAAAGCAGAGAAGCTTATTAAGAAATATAACAACCCAAAGCTTAGTGTCCCGGAACAAGCCAAGCACATCTATAAAAAAGAAAATTTTTCTCTTGACCAGTATTACGCCTGTCTGAACACTGTCACAATCTGGAGGAAACCATTACCAAAGGAACTCTTAGATAATCATCTAATCACAGAAATAGTAAAAACCATACCAACACTAGAATAACATGGATATAAAACAAGACAACATCGAGCGCATACAAACGCGCATAGATATGATACGCCAAGAGTCACGCACTCTTTCCTACCGCATTGAGAGAATGACCGAACAGCGCAAGGCACTGTCCCAAGAGAAGAGCAGACTCAAGGATAGGCTTGAAGCCGTTAACGCAATACCCACCAGAGAACTTATTGAGGGAACCAGAGAAGCCCTTGATGGTTTAACAATCAGAGAATAAGACTATGGAAATACACATAGGATGGTCTACAGAGGATGTGCTACAACGCGCAAAGGACAACGATGTCAAGCTTACCGAAGACGAAGCCAACAGCATACTGCTAGAGATGCAGCGTGATTACGATGCTGATGTTGGAATTAATTGGGAAACCATTGACGACTACATAGAGGGTCTTGTAGATGTAAGAGACTACTCATACTAGGCTAAGGGCTAAAATATGAAACAAATAGTTAAAAAGGTTTTCACTAAAAAGAAAACAAAAACAACGGCAACTAAAGAACCTGAGAAGAAACTGCCTGCGTCTGATTACGACGGCATGGGAAACTTCAAGAGATTCGGAAGGCCTTAACATAAACAACCACACCAAATAATAATATGAAAATAGAAGTTCACACCAAAGAAATTGACCCGCACACAGAAGTGTTTGCCCTAGACGTAGACGAAGCATCATTGCAGCGTTTGCAGTATGGGGAAGTTGGCAGCCCTCATCCCTACGTCAAGGTAGCCGATGTCACTGAAGCCTTGAAGCCCAAGTCTTCGCGCACAGACAAGGAGCGCATGGATTTAATCGATGATAAGGGATATACTTACTGCTACCACATTTGCTCTGGAGCCATTACCGGTAGAGCACATAGATTTGTAGCTTTGTTCTCTCCTGATGGACAACAGCTTACAGATACTAGCCACGCCTTTGAAACCTTGAGAGAGGCATTGGATTATGT